GGGCAATTTGTCAGCGCTGATCGGGTGCCAATAGTTCTCGCGATAGATCTCCCGTGCCGTCTGCTCGCTGATCCCACGAAGTTCTTCCTTGGTCGCGTTCGGGCGCTTCGTCCAGGCGCGATAGGTGGCGAGCGTGATGCCGCGGTTGGTGGCGCCGCCGGGGTCGGCCGGGTGGTCGACATAGCCGCCTTCGTGCCTGAGCGTGTGATCTACGGCGCGCGGAAAGTTGTCAGCCATTCATTCCTCCGGTGGAGCTGGCGGCGACGGTGGCGGTCGGCCGGCCACCAGCAATGCCAGGATCGTCGTCAAGATTTCCGACCAGTAATCGCGGATCAAGGCTCCGATGCCGATTTGGTTGCACGTCCCCGCCGCGAAGCGCCCGGTCAAAGTGCCGACGACGCAACCGGTAACGACCAGCGCGATAAGGCCCATGGTCACAATGACGAGCACGGCGAGCAGCCAGAACGCCGCCCGTAAAATGTCGAAAGGCGGACGCGGCGCGGGCAAGCGTCAAGCTGGCGCCGGCGCCGGCCACGCGCGCTCCAGCTCCTCGATGCGCTCGGCCAGCTCCTTGACCGCGTTTACCAGCGCGTAAGTCAATGCGCCGCCGTTATATCCCTCGACTGTTTTCGGCGGCTCGGTTCGCAATGCCGCCGCGATCCCGTCATCCTCGACTTCAAGCTGCACGACCATTTCCGGCATCGGGCCGCGATAATCTTCGGACGCAATACCGATAAGGCGGCGCTCGCTGTAAATCATCGGCTGTAATTGACGGAGCGCGGCAAGCCCATGTTCGTAGGGTTCGATCGCCTCGGCGCGAGTGTGCAAAACGAGCGACGTATTCCAGGGACCTCCCTGGTAACTGGCACCATGCGCGGCAGAAAAAATGCCGCCTGGGTCTAGATTTATTTCATACCCACGATAACAGCGATTTATGGCATAGATGAAACCGCCGCCGTTAATGTCCAGTTGACCGCCGATGACCGTATTGCCTTGAATATCCGCCGTGGTGCAGCGAAAATAATTCGTCACAACTTGATTGTGGCCGGTAATGTTAACAAAACTGCCATCGCCGCCGCAATCGAGATTGCCAATGACGGTACCGCTGCCGAACTGCCACGTATTGCCTTGGCAGTGTCCATGAATATTTGCCGAGCCGAGGCTTGCGTTGTAATTAACGACTAGATTGCCATCGACCGTGCCGCTGCCGCTCGTCCAGGTATTGAGCGCCGTATTACCGGAGACGACAAGGCTGCTGGATTGGATCGCGCCGGGAACAACAAACCCGCCCGAGAATTGGCCGTCAACACGAAAGCCAAGGAATGAGCCATCAAAAACCCAGCCGATATTATGAGCATTGCCCAAAGCGGGATATTGGACGCCCTGGCCGCCGACCCGGACAATGTTAGCCGCAACAAGATTATTCCCCGCGCTCACATCGCCGACCGCCGAGATGGTATTGCCAGTCAAATTCCCGGTAATGTTCGCAGGGCCGTTGTAGGTGAATACTCCACCAGTGCCCAGCGTCAGACGAACCACGTCCCCGGTTATGTCGGTGATCGAAAAGGCGCCGCTCGAATCCGTGCCACATGCCCATGTACGAACGCCGATAACGGTAGTGACAAGACGTGCGTGCAATGACGGCGCAGCCTGCTGATCGGCTCTAATGGTCAGCAAATCCCCACCGCCAGGGCGATAGAGCGCCCCGCCAGACAATGGCAAAAAGCCTGCGAGGTCGGGGTTAGCGGCCTCGGCGATGCGCTGGATAGCCTGGTAGAGTTGGCTGCTGTCGGCCTTGTCCGCCGCCATCCCGATACTGGTGATCACGGTCAGGATTTCCTCCTGTACCATGTTCAACCACCAGGCATCGACAATCGTCGCCTCGGCCCCAGAGGCCGGGTTGCCGTCCGTGAAAAAGCCAGGGGCAAATGGCGGCGGGGTTATCGGGATCGAGGGGACCGCGCTCGGACTGTCAATTCTGAACACGCGGAGTCTCCCCGTCGAGCGCGGGCATGCCGCTGCCATTGGCCATAGCTTGTGCCTGCCCCTGTTGGGCAAGCTTGCGGATTAGCGGGTCGACGATCCGCCAGGGTCCCCCCTCGCCCAGGATGGCGAGCACCTGGTTCCATTCTGCGGCGGTCATCGTCATGGTGATTTCAGCAGTGGCGTCCATCTGTCCCCCCTCATCTGTGCAGCAGCTCAGCGCGCAAGGCAGCAATCGCATCATCGACATATTGCTTGGTCGCGGCCTCAAGGTCCTCAACCGGATCGGCAGGGAGCTGGACAGGGAGCAGGAAGCTCGCGCCATCCTTGGTGATCGAAATCACTGCGCGGTCTGGCAACCCCCACTCGGTCGTAGTGCCGATTTGCAGGCCGCTCCCGTCATTCCACAGACCGACATAAGGGTCGCCAAACCTGCTGGTAATCAGGGCAAATGAAGGGACAGCCGCTTCGGACCCGACGACGCCTTGCACCCAGACGCTATTACCGGCTGCGCTCGTAGCCCCCATCAGTATCGGGTTGCGGGTTTGCGTCTCACCGATATTGAAAAATTCGGAGTCGCTCCACATCCCGTAACCTGAAGTCACTGCGTCAAGCGGCGGGACAATGTTGAGCATAGTCGTCGCTATATTCTGAAACGGACCGCCAGCCTGTATTGCGCTGATCTCGTCCCGCGCATGCAGGAAGTTGCGGCGTACGCTGTCGGTCTGCGGCCGGCCCGTAATCGGCAATGACGGATCAATCTGACTAACCATTAGGGCATGTCCCAGAGCGAGCTGCCGCCGTCCCATTCGGAATAACCCTCATCCCAAATCGAACCGACATAGGCGAATTGCAGGATGGTGTGAGCCGGCTTCAGAGGCTCGATGACGCATTCCAACATCCGATTGCCCCAGCGCCGCAGCCGCTCCCCAGCAGTGCTGCGGCCAGCCCGGAATGACCAGACGCGATTATTGATCGCGGTAATCCGCCATGTGTAAAGCCAATCCTGCCCATTGACGCGCTCGCCAGCTCGATTGGCTCCAGCGCGGAAGGCAAAAAACTCGGTGATCGTGATATCGAACCCAAGCGCGGCTGCGACGGCGATATAATAGGCTTTGCTCTGCCCGCCCCTCGATGCCAGCTTGAACAGGACCGCCGCGCGCCGTTCCTGAAGCCCGGTCAAGGGCGGCTGGATGCAGGGGTCAGGCAGGCCGCAGATGCGTTCCCAATCGGCCAGAGTCTCCAGCGCCGTGCCAGGATAGGACTCGGTCAGCAGGTCACAATCCCGATGCGTGACCCTGGCAAATTCGACCGCCAGCCCGGCAAAGGTCCGCATCAACACCGTGCGCGGCTCGCGCGGCCAGGCCCAGCCCCGAGGCAGCAGGTCTGCGAGCACCTGGGCGTAGTCGTCGCCAGTCAGACCGTAGACCGGCTGGCGCTCGTTCTCAGGCTGCGCTTCGCGGGATAATTCGACCCTCATTGATAGGTGACCTCCCCCAGGCCGACAATCTCACCGAGCTGCACGTCGATGCGGTCTGTTGGGCTGACCAGCACAAAGCGCCTGACGCCTGGGGTGAATGAGATAGCGGCTGACCATTGGTCGCGGTAGATCGAGCCGCCCGGTTCGGCCTCCTCCAGCAGCATGTGATAAAGCCCCTCATAGATCAGGCGGCGGATTTCCGGGGTGTCAGGCTCCAGGTCGGCAATCACCACGTCCACCGGGATCTCGACCGGGGCGAACACCAGGACCCGCGCCGTGACTGGCCGCACCGGCTCGATGTGCGCTGCCACCAGCTCCACGTCGGCAGGGGTCGGGATGCCCGAGGGGCCGCGAACCTCATCCATCATGAAGCGCACGGTCACCGAGCCGGCACCGCCCTGCAGCGGGTAGCACCAGGCCCTTGTCACCCCTGGGACCTCCAGCGCCCAGCGCACATAGTCGAACGCTGCACCCCCATGGGGCGGCTGGCGGATGCGTGCCAGGACCGCGCGCAGCAGGGCAGCGTCGATTTGCTCGTCGGCTCCCCCAGCCAGGCCAGGCTCTGCGACCTCGCCAGTGACCGCGACCCCGGCGAATGTCGTCAAAAGCTGGAGCTGCACCCCAGGCTCGGCATTGCCAGCAGCACCAGCCTCGCTCGCGTACAGAGTGACGGTGATTTGCCCCCCTGCCTCCGAGGCCCCGAGCGGGATGGTGTATTCGACCCCGTCGGCGCGCCGCACCTGGGCATCGTCGCGGATCGAGGCCCCAGCATCAGCCGGCCAGGTCGCCGGCCCATTGGCGATCGCAGCGGGGATGCGGGGGACCCCCCAGATGGACGCCCAGCGGTCCAGAAATTCCTGCTCGGCGCTGTCTGGGAACAATTGGCGGAATGACCATTCCAGCCTGCCGTACAGCAAATGCGCGGATCCGGCCTCGACCTCCGAAAATGCGCGTAGGTTGTTGACGCGAAGCCTGGTGTCGGCTCCCCGCAATTTGGCTTCTAGGTCCGCGCCGATCCTGCGGCGCAAATCCTCAAGTAGCGGGCGCTCGAAAGGCACGGCTCGACTCCGACCAGGCCCAGGAATAACGGCGGTTCAACAGCTCAGCCCCCTCGCGGATGATGACGACCCCCACATCGAGCCGCCCCGGTGCCGCGCGCGGCCATTCGGCGAGGATGGTGATTTCGTCTGCAACCCCATCCTCCAGCAGCCAGGCCAGGGCCTCGCGGCAGTAATCCTCGGCGCGCAGCCTGACCTGGTTCGTTTCCTTTTCACGGCTGATCAGCCATAGCCTCGACCCGAGCGGACCCTCTGCCGCGCCGTCATCGGCCCACCAGCCGCGCCGATCGCCATCCGTGGGGTCAGGCAGCGGATCGTCCGCCGTGGCCAGCCGATCGGTGAATAGGCTCAGGATCACGCTGGTTTCGAGGTCATCCCCCGCCACCAGATCGCCGGCCGCGAGCATCCAATCCCCTGTAAGACGGGAGGGGTCCCAAGTGGTCAGCAGGTCACTCATCGCGCCCAGCGCCTCCCACGCTGCCCTGGGGGGCGTTTATGCTGCCGGTGGCGTTCAGGTCCCCGTCCAGCTCGATGTCGCCCTTGATGGCAATCTCGGGGGCTTCGATTTCGATCTTTTCGGTTTTGATGGTCACGTCCTCCTCGGCGGTGATCACCAAATGCTTTGTCGTGATTTCGATAATGCCGTTGCGCTTCAGGACAATGCTGTCGCCTTCGTTGGTGTAGATCGCGACTGCACCAGGTTCGAGCCCGGTGAAACGCGACTGGCGGTCATCTGTCCCCACGATTGCCCCATGGTCGCGGCCTCCCCCGACAAAAACCACCAGCGCCTCGCTGTCGGCTGGGGGGGAGGATGAAAATCCGTAATTCTGGAACCGCTCGACCGCAATCTTGTCCTCTTCGTAGAGCAGCGAGACTTGATCGAGCTGCAATCCGGTTTCGTCATCCGTCGACGCAATAACGCCGCGCGAAACCATATTCATGATCCGCCGATGATCGCTCATGATGTTGGCTGCCATCCTGCATAGGGGTCACCGCCGCCGCCCTTTTTCTTGCCTTTGCCGCCTTTGCCGCCGCCCTTTTTCCCTTTGGCTGGGTCCTTTTTCCCCTTGCGTTTCGAGGGGTCGGGCAGAAAAGCATCGGGCAGAGTCAAGCCCAGCTCAGTGAATTCGCCGCCGTCGTCGTAGCTGAATTGGACCTCACCGATGATCAGTTCATGCGACAGCGACAGCCAGGGAGCCTCGACCCAGACCAGGTCGTTGGTTGCCCATAGCTTCCCATCTTCCTGCCGCCAGCCCTGGACGCCGACCGTCACCTTGAGCGCCTGGCCGACGCGCCGGCGCATCTCCCAATCGGCGCGTTGCGCTGCAGCGGCATCATCAGCCTGCTTTTCCGCCACGATGACATGCGGGCGGTATCTGGTGACCCCGGCATCTTTGGCGCGCCCGACAATCTGGGTCAGCGTCTTGGGCGCGGTCTTGCCTGGTGACTTGGCGGCTGCGGCCTGTGCCTGGATGCGCATGCGCTCGCGATAGCGCGCCGAGATATTGGGGATGTTGCGGAGCTGGCGGACTTGCTCCACCAGGCTCGGCTGCCAGCCGCCATCGCCGCCCCCGCCCCAGTCTTGATCTATCGGCCCCCCGTCTTTGGTCCTGTTACCCGGCCTTTGCGCTTTGACGATGTAGTCTGAAAATCGCTTGCTGTTGTCGAGGTCCGCTGAGGCACTGAGAATGTTTTCCCCATGTATAAGATTGGTGGTCGCACGACCGGAGCCGGCGCGCGTGAGAACCAGTCGCCCCAGCGCGTCGTCAGTGACCAGAAGCTCGTGCACACGCGACAGCCGCTCGATAAGCGCAAAACACGTCTCCCCCTGCTGGACCTGGACCTCGGGCTCGGGCGGGGTCTGGGTGTTCACCACGACCTCGACCCCAAACGGCTGCGCCAGAATGCGGGCAATCTGGCCGACCGTCATCCCCTTGAACTGCCCCCCGTCAACGGTAATGGAGCAATCCACCAGGTCACAGGTTTTCGAGCGGCCGCTTAGACTGATCGAGTGCGAATTGGCGTCGTAGCTGGGTCCGTATTTGTCAACCCAGCCAGTCAGCACGGTTTCACCGCCAAGCTGGATTTCGCAAGACTCGCCTGGGGTGATTTGCCAAATGTCCTCTTCGAGCGACCAGCGTTCGCTGACAGTCAGCTCAAAATCCCCGGTGGCGCGCTCCAGGCCGCGCGTAACCCTCAGGGTTTTCCAGCCGGCATAGTGCTCGCCTGACACCAGCAGGCTGAAAGGTGCCTCGCGCGCCTCGCGGCTCTGCTGGCTGGTGCCACGGCTGCTCGGCCTGGCAGGGGTGCGAACTTCGCTCATTGCCCAGCCGCCAGAATGCGCCCGGTGCTCGGCAGGAAGGCGGGATTGCGCGCCGTCACCCGATCGCAAATTTCGAGGTCGCGGGCAGTGCTCTGGTACATCCGCCAGGCCAAGGTGATCGAGTTGGCTGTGGCCAGGGTGCGATAGGTCACCAGCGGGTTGAGGCTCGCAGCCCGCATCATGATCATGGCATTGATGGCGTGGCGCAATTCTGCCAGCGCGCTGAACACGTCATCCTGCCCAGCATCGGCGGTCTGCTGCTCAATCGCGATGAAAACCTGGCCGACTGCCTGGCGGACCTCGATCGCCTGGTCGTAGTTGTCGAATGCCATGCCGGTGATCGAGTAACCGATTTCCCGCAAGGCCAGCTCCGCGACGAAGGCTTCCATCGCGGCGGCGTTCTGGGCGCGCTGGCTGGGCAGCGAGAGGATACGCGGCGTGGCGTAGGGGTTGAGCAGATGGCGCGGTCGGTCTGGGGCGACGTCGGGGTGCTCAGGGGCGAGCGGCTGGAAGCCTCCCGAGCCGCGCGGCGCCGAGGAGCGCCATTCCGTGGCCATGGTCAGCATGGCACCCACGACCGGGCCAGCCTCCCCTGCATCGGTGAAGGCGGCAAAGGTCCGATCGAGTGCGTCTGCCAAGGCCCTGGGATCGCCCACAAGCGAGGGGGCCTGGACGCTGAGATAATCCAGCGCGGTTATCAGGGGGGTCTGTGGCAGGTCCCCAGGGGGCAGGCGCAACATGCGCAGCCCATCGGAAATGTTGCGCACGTCGGCGATCGCCGTATCCGCGACCCAGGGTCCCGCGCCGCCGACAGAGAACAGGCCGGCAAAATTGGGCATGGCGGCATTGCTCAGCCCCCCTGCTGCATCCCCCACCGCCAGGTCAGGGTCGGCGTCCTGGGTCGGCTCGCGGACAGACCCCGCCTCGGCGAATTCCATGGCGAGCGAGCAGAACCGGCCGCGCTCGCGCTCTTCTGTCGCCGTGACGACACGGCATGCCGCCTGCAACGTGCCGAGCGTGGGGTGAACAAGTTCGCCGTGCCCATCCTCCTCGCATGCTTCGATCAAGCGGTCACGCGCGGCCAGGAAGTCGTCGCCGATGGTGTAGCCGGTGAACCGCCAGACCCTCTGACTGCGCCCCAAATCCTCAGCGAACGGAGTGTTGCGCGCCGGGTATTCGTGATCGGCCCAGCGTCGACCAGTCTCGGTGTTGACGGTGTCAACGTAGAATCTGGCACCGCGGAACGATGCCGGCCTAAGCCGGGTGCGCCAGCCGCTCATCCTGCCGCCAGCCCTGGCATCGAACGCCCGACCTCGACATTCGAACTGGCCATGCCGCGATCCCGAGTGGTCGCGGTCGCCTTGATGTCGCCGACCGTTTCGATCTTGATATTCGTCTGGACTTCACCCTCGACTCTGGCAGTTTGTTGCTGACCTCCCGCGACCCCAGCGCGCTTCGCTCCCTGGAGCAGGGATCCGCCATCCGCAGGGGCAGCAACAGCCCCAGGGGCAGCAGCAGGGGCAGCCTGACCGCCGCCGCCGAAGAAATCTTTGACTCCTTGGATTGCACCGCCAGCCAGGCCGCCGACCGTGCTGATCGCACCAGTGATTTTGCCGACCCCGGCAGCGACTGCCGAGATGATCGGCTCGATGATGCCCCAGGCCCACTGAAACACTCCGACGACGCCGCTTAGCAGATTGCCAAACCATGCCTTGAGGTCAGCCCAGGCAGTTTTGATCGGTCCTGGGATGAAATCCCCCTCAAATGTGCCGAGCCAGGTTTTTGCAGTGTCAAACTCTGCTTTAGCCTCGGTCCACTTCTCCCCGAACCAGGTCCCCACCGGACCCCAGGCGGTTTTGACAGCCTGCCAGGCTGTGCTCAGGTCCTCGCCAATCCCCTGACTGGCATCGGCGATATTGCCCTTGACCAGAGCCATTCCAGATTTTGCGCTCGCTGACAGCTCACTCCAGATCGTGCCTGCCGTCGCCGTCATTCGATCCCAGGCATCGCCCCAGGAGTCGGGCAGGTCATCGGCCGCTTCCTTGACATTGGCCGCCACCAGCTTAGCGCCCTTGTCGATCGTTTTACCGGCATCATCCCAGGCTTTCGCAATGTCCTCGCGCGCCTCCCACATCGAATAACCCAGGAAGCCGATTGCAGCAGCCAGCGCGATAATCAAGCCGATCGGGGTTGCCGCGAAGGCGGCCGAAAACGCCTTGATGGCAGCAGCGGCCCCGGTAAAGCCCCCAGCAGTGGCAATCTGCGCGGCCATGGTGGCACCGAGCAGCACCAGATGCTTGACGACATTGGCGACCGCAAGGACAAAATTGCGGTTCATGAAAATAACCGCGGCGACCATGACATT